TAATCTATGGGGAACAACAGAACGTATAAACGGTTTATTGGGTGAACCATAAGCAAAAGCTATTTCCACCCAGGTACCATTTTCAGGATAAGCAAATTGCCCCATTTCATGGCCAGCGACCGGCAATGATAAAATCACATCTTTAAGAATTGGATAGGCTTGATCAGGTTCACCATGTTCATCGAGTACTTGCACATCCACCGCGTAGTAAGGGCGAAACTCATTACACACATCACCTTCTGCAGGTGTTTCACGTACACCGACCACTTCAGCAAAAACAGGCAAGTGGTATCGTGCCGATAACTCAGGAAACATTTTAAGCACAAGACGTTTTATTGTTTTTTCCATGCTATTTTTTCCACGAAACTGTCATGTGGTTTTTTTGAAATTCAATGCTGGTCAATCGATTGCCGCGAACTCGCATACCTGGTCTCAAAAATGGAATAGCCGCAATCAATGCGCTTTCATTAGCACTATGGCCATCGAACAACTGTTTAGGAATCATCATGTTTTTTATTTCAGCCCATCGAGAGTCAGCCCAACTACCTACATAAATAACACCACTTTGTTGCTGCCAAATATAATCGGGTATTTTAAAAACTCGCCCCATTGATTCTAATGCCTGATAACCACTGCCAACATTATAAAAATTCGCCACTTTTTTAGTAGAGTAAGGCTTATCGGGTATTGAAAAATTTAAACCCGTTATTCTGTTTATTTCTTTAACAACATCACGCGCACTAACGTGCCGCAAATTTAAGGGTAATGGGTTAGATAAAGCCGAAGATAATTCACGGCAAAATACTTTTAATCGCTTCTCTCCAACGGGGACAATTTTTTCAGTTAAACCAATAAACCAACGCTGTGTGCTTGCTTGAGTGGTGTAACCAAAATCAAACGTCACTAATTGATTTTTCTTAACAACAACATCATCAACTAAAACAGTGAATTGTGCTCGACCAGGGGAATGGAGATCTAGTGCAACGCGTTCATCAATCAACTGACGTTGAACTCTATTAATAGTTAAAGTGCGATTTAACTTCATAATTAAGCCGTGCCAGTTTTTTCATTACCTAAAGAATTAACCCAAGATAAAACTTTTTCAAAATCAGTTAATTCCTCTGCTTTTGGAATAGCGTCTTGAGTAGGCTCAACAGTTTCACCAGTTGGCTTTTGATCTTGGACTGGCTGTTTTTCTTGGCGTGATTCTTTTGCTTCAGCAACAGATTGAATCTCGGTTAATTTAAACGATACACGCCATAAGCGCAGCGTTTCATCTTCACGAACAGACAAGTCACCCTGAAAGCGTACTTTGCGAATATTCATGGCTTTGGCAGTGTCATTCACAACAGTATATGTTTCGCGTTCACTCTTTTCATCTTTAGCTTCTGCTAAAGAGAGCAACTCTGTTAAATTTTTAGCCTCGTTAAATTTCACTAAAAGAGAAATGCTTAATTGTTTTGGTTTATCGCCAGTTTCTGCCGTAGCCGTCATGCTGGACTGGCCACTAATATCTTCACCGGCTAACGACAAAGTAGCTGCAACCTTTAAGTCACTGCCTTTTATTTTTGTATTATTCAAATGCAACATTACGGCATCATCTCTTTTAAATAAGCTAAGTCTGCAGAAGAGCCCACAAAAGCTAAAATTGCAGTTTGAGTATATTCATGACCTAAACTATTAATTTTTAAGTCTGTAGCAATATCCCCTTCAGAATAAAACCTCAAACCAGCACCACCGACCAAAGCAGGTAACGCAGTATTCACTTCCGTATCATGCGCTGTTTTATTTACTTCAAAAGCATTTAAGTTTGTTAAAGGATCTTCACCAGCTAAAGCTGCAGCAGAAGCTAAAGCTACCTGACTTATCGCTTTTTTCATTCGCGTTGTAACTTCAGGAATAGCATTTATGGCCATGCCGCTTGTTTCTTCAGACGATTCGACTAAATCAAATTTATTATTTTCTAATGTAATTAATTTAGTGGCGTGTCGTTGCCATTGTAATAATTGCTTAAGAGGTAACACATTAGTAAGCGTATTAATTTGAATAGCTAAATCGTTAGCGTTTGCCGCATAAACGGCAATAGCAAAAACGGCACCTGCAGACTGAGAAGATAATTTATTAATTAAAGCATCCACAGCATTGGGGAAACTTAAAATAGTATGTTCGCCCCGCCCTTCTTTAATGCCGTGTGTCCATGGCGTTACTGATAGAACAGTTAAATTCTGGTTAAGGTCTGAGGCATCAGAAACAGGAGTTACAAGAGCTAAATTTTTCCAAGTCATTTTATTTAAAGGTTACCAAACAACGGCATCAATCTTTAATTGAGTGTCAGTTAGCTGATCGTTTACTTTGTCTACCAGTGTTTTTAATTTGTCTTGTGCATTACGCACATGAACAGCTGCTGCTTTACCAACCTGTTGAATTTCTGCATGTGTATGAAGGCGGCGATCCCAAGTGCCATTTGAATCAGCACACCAAAAAGGAGTTTTCCAATTAACATCAGCAGCGCTTATTATTGATTCCGTTACAACACCATTAAGATTTGCTTGGTCGCGATCGGCTGACGGATAAGTATTAACAACACCTAAAGCATCTGATGTAAAGCCACTTAATATATGCAAACCACCATCCTGATATAAATCTAAAATCTTTAATTCTTTAGCTTCTTGAAGAGATGGAGTTAATAGAGAAATTGCTTCAGCATCAGTTATTTCTGTCGCTCCAACAGGTAATAGGTGCTCAAATCCTTCTTCTATTTCGTGAACTTTATTATTTACATCCTTAAATTTTTTCATTATCTTAACTCCCATGCTCCGTCTGCTCCCATTGAATAATTTATAAGATATGACGCACCTGCAGGTATTATAATAGAGCCTGAAACTCTATTATCTGCCGAACCATTAGAACCCGCCGCGATAGTTACACTAACTCCATTAATAACCACAGTTGCAATTGCGTATGTACCCGCTGATGTTTGGCTATATATACTAAGCATTATCGGGCGACCAGTGGTGTTATAATATGTCACAGCATTTGTTCTTGTTACAGCTTGCCAAGTTTGCCCATAACCTAAAGAATTCATAGATGCTAAAGCGTTGCCGCCTGCGCTTTGCAATAAAGTTGGTGCCGTAACCCATGTTCCTGCTATTGCCTGTGTTGATTCAAAAACACCAACAACTCTATAAGGTACATCTACATAAGCTGCATCAGAATAAATTACGTTGTCCAAATCTGCTGTTGCATCAATAGCAACAGTAGAAATTAAACCCTCTTCGTTGAAGCTGTTACCACCAGCCTCATTAACAAGAGCAAGCTTTATTGTCCCTGCATCATTAAGAGCTATTAAAATAAGGCGTGACTCAATTGTGTCGAGTGTGCCTAATGTTGCGCCATTTGGAACAACTAAAGATAAATCTAAAAAAGATAGAGAGTTACGTATGCCGATTGTTAAATCTGAATTCCTAAAACTTAACGTGCCGGAGTTTAATCCGACTGTTAAATCATTAAGTGCAACACTAGCTGTAATTGACGGCAATGTTTCACTTTCATCCCGTGGCAAATACTGTTGATGCGGATCAGCTTCTTTTTCGTGAGCTGTTCCTGTTGTCCTTACATCAACCACTGAACCATCAGCCGCAATATCACAAAGTTTTACCAGGTAATGTTCAAAGCCATTTCCATCTGTATAGTCAACGTGCGCCGCAGCATCAATAATAAAATCAACAACGGGTGACACGTCAGAAATATCACCCTGCAAAGAAACATCAATCCAAACAGAATCCAATGCCGCCGCAATCACTTGCTGTAACGCTGCATTATCAATGCGAATACCACCAACATAACCAACGCCAACTGAAACATCATAAGTTGTTGTTGCTGCTTGTCGAACGATTGAATATGCATCACCAATAAAACCATCATGGCCATACAAGTCAAAATTTGCTAAACGTTCACGTTCATCAATTCCCTGTAAACGCGCATTAAAATCTATTTGCCATGTTGCTGCTGGTACAGCAATGGCAACCGTTGCTTGTATACCTGAATAAGCAATTAAAAAATTACGAGTTAAATTATTACCTGGTACCGCGCCAGCCGTTGCACGTTTTTTAATTAATGGTGTGTAGGTTACAGCAATGAGTTTACCTTCATCGTCAACAAGGCCAATCCAGTTAAAATCATAATCACCAATTGATGAATCCATTGTTAGTGAATAAACCACTTGGTTAGTGTTTACATATCCGGCCATTGTGACGGGTAACGTGTCAACAATATCACCCACGATTGGCATCGCTTCAATGCGGTCTGCAGGTTCTACACCTAAGCCAGCAATATTAGCCAATACAAAATTAGCAATATTCAGCGTTAGCCCACCACCTTGCTTTGCTGCTATTTGGTTTTCACCTTCAATTGTTATAAAACCCATAATTTTCTCTCGCTATAAATGTTTTAAAGTGAAGCTATGTCTAAATCCCAACTATTACCTATTGTTCTATTTTCTACTGTTGCTGCTGCTTGCCACGGTAAAATTTCTTGAATAGCCGTATCAAACCACCATGTATGGCCGGTATCTCTCGCATCAACACCAAGTGCTATTGGTGTAATAACTTGCAACTGATAACGTCTGCAGGTGCGCCCGTACTTATGAATAATATTCATTAATAAGTCGGTGTTTTCGGCAAGCTGTGAATCTGACAACCTTAATAAAACAACATCCCATTCAACGGGATCGGAACGTTCCTCAATTTCAACATAACCAATACCAAGGCGTTCAAAAATAGCAATAAACCCTGCCTTGCTTCCTGCATCTTGTGCGTTTATCAAAGCATATTTAACACGCAATCTATAAAGAGATAATGGCTCATCCACAAAGCGTGTAATGTCACGTTGCCAAGCTAATAAATCCAACATGAATACCGTACACGTCAAGGCATCTAATTGACTTAAAGGCCATAGCATCCAGCCTTCTACTCGTTGCCACCAAACTTCTGCAGCAGTAATTAGCTTTTTAGTTTCAGTTGCACTTAGCCAAAAAGGTAACTTGATCTCTATCATTCTGTTACCTGCATGTTTACTGTTAATCCAGTTAATCGAGGTATCCATAATGCAGAAACTATATCGGCTAAATCAAAATCAACACTATGTATTCCGGAAAACTCATCATCTAGCTCACCGCCCAACCTTGAAAAACTAAACCGGTTATATGGGTAAGTAAGTGTTGGGATATAACTTTTGTTTTCTCGAAATGCCGCTTTAATAAAGGTATCAACATCAAGTTGCAGTTGTGCTATCTCATCTGCAGTTAAAAACTTTTTATACCAAACCGTTGTCGTTAATATCTGGTTTTGTTCTGGCATTTGATAAACCTGTAAATCATCACCGTGGCCGTGGTGTCCGTCATCAGTAATAAATGCATTTATATCAGCAAGGTATTGAACAACCGGTGAAGCAAAATCAAATAATACGTAAGCATTCGCTGTACCCGCTCCGCGTGGTGCATTGTGTTGAAACCAAATAGCATCAATAGCAACACCAGGGAACTGAGCAATTAAAGATTTATAAACGCTGTCAGTATGAAAGTCAGAAGCTGTTCCAAACTGGTTACGAATACGTGCACGTAAGTTATCATCTGTTTCAATATCAGCACCGGGCGTGGTTAACCAGGTATCACTATTTGTCACGGAGATAATGTTTCCAATCGGTTCCTCTAAAATAGAGTAATAGCCTGTTGCCAAGTTAAAGTCCGCGCCCACCTCAATAGCAACAACAGGAACATCAACCGTTGCTTCACCGGCTAAAAAACTGGTCTCAGCCGTTGTTTTTAATTTGTAGATTTTTCCATTAAGCGTAGCTGTTTTAATAATCGTATCAACAGGAATAGTCACCGCTTGTCCAACATCACCACGAGTAAAGGTAATTAAACCTAATGCCGCTACAGCCGGTTTTCTTATTAAATTAACGGCATCCGCTAAAAGATCGAGAAATGCACCTGTTGCATGTTTCACAAATGTATTTGGCAGTACCGTTGTTGCTACAAAACTTATTAACCATAATGCTGGTGTTGTAATTAATGCATTTATCACCCGCCAAAACGGGCTATAAACACTGTCATTATTTATAGTACTGCCAGAGTCAGACACGTCCTGTTTCCACTGAGTATCAAGCTCTGCTTGCGTGGTAGGAATACCTTCATCTTTTAATACTTTTGTAAAATCAATGTCAGTCATTTATGCATTCACTTTTAAACTTATCTGGCCATACTTATATGTTGTGGCAAGAACAAAAAAAACACCTAATGATGTTTGAGTAATATTTACAGTGCCTGGTATTAATCGTTCATCATCTTCAACAAGCAAAATAAGCTGTTGTAGCTTTTCTTGAACAACCACGCCATTTCGCTGACCAATAATTTCAACAAGCAAACCACTGTCACGTACTAAGTGTTTTACATCTTGCGTGATGCAATCTGCGTCATATATCAGTTCTGGTTCACCACCCACATCCTGAGTGAGATCATCATCGGTAATTTTAATATCAACGTAATCAGCCATAACTAACCTGCAGCAAACTCCATTTCATCAATGAGGCTTTGTCCGTTCATGGCTTGCCCAAAATTATTTACAGTTACACCACCAATAGAACGGCTACTGCTTGCATTGTTTGCATTACTAATTTGATTAATCACACCACCTTGGCCACTACGTGATGTATTAGAATTTAAACTTGCTGGACCAGCTACAGGTTTCGGTACTTCAACCGTGCTGCCAATATTAATACCAGGTATTAAATTAATTTTGTCGACAATCCAATCTATGCCGCCATTTATTTTTGCCATTAATTCATCCCAATAAACAACGGCAGAAACAATCACCGCAATAAATGCGGCAATGCCTATAACAATCCAAGTGATCGGGTTAGCAAGTAACGCGGCAGTAAATCCCCAAATAGCAGGTAAAACCGTTAATAAAGAAATCTTCATGAAATTAAAAGCCCCTCCAAGCATTCTTGCGCTCCACGCTGAAGCAACCATCGCGGCATTAGTTAACCAAAGCCCCGCACGATAAATTTTCGTTGATACAATATTGATTTTTAACTGAGTCCACATCGACAGCAATCCAAAGCGTAAAGCAGCCATTACGCCAACACCGGCTTTCATTTGAATAATCGTCATTAACCACCCCATACGAACTGCGGTTAATAATGGAGCTATTGGCATTAAAGCAAATTTCATAACCCCCATTGCAACGCCCCACCCAACCATCACAAACTTACTTATTCCAACAACAATAGATAAAGTAGAAAACGCAACAATCAAACCAACGATGCCGAGAACACCAATACCCACCCATCGTGTAAGATTAGGAAACAAATTAGTCCAGCGTAAAATAGTTTGTGCGCCTTCGCCCATCACGTTTAAAAACGGTAATAAGGTTGGCATGAGTGCCTTACCGACCACAATTTGAAGAGCTTCAATTTGCTTTCCTGCCACACCCCATGGGTCAATCATCGCTTGTGCCATTTGAATGGCTTTATCCATACCTTTTTGTTCGCTCAAAATACCTGCATTTTTCCTGAGTGCGTCGGTAGATTTAAGCAATAGCGTTGCAGCTGCAACCGCCTGTTTATCACCGAACATCTTAGATAGTGCATTGTTTTTACCTAAGGCACCTAACCCAGAAACTCGGCCATTAATTATGTCTAAAATATCGGCCATAGGTAACAAATTACCCGCGCTATCTTCAAGACTAACGCCAAGTTCTTTTTGAGCTTTACCCATGTTTTCGAGTAATGATCTATAAGCGGTACCAGCCCTCTCACCTGTCATAGTGGCGCTTAACTGCCCTATAACGGCATATTGCTCACCCATAACAACACCCATCTCTGTTGCTGTTGCACCAACATTAATAAATGAGGCGCTTAACTTATTACCCGTTGTCTTAAATATTTGTACCGCAGCCGCCGTTTGACCGGCAAGCATTTCAACCCACTGGCCTTTACCCATCTGATTAGCGCTGGTTTTAAAGATGCCGTACATCGTACCGGTGTAGTCAGTTATCGTGGCAACATCCGACTTAGTCGCTTTCGCTAGAATAGCGCTTGCTTTAGTGAAGCTGGATAACTCATTGCCAACAAGACCACTAATGGATGATTGAATGTCATACGAAGCACTAACAAAATCAGCCGCCGACTCACCATATTGGGTACTGAATTGCAGCGAGGTTTTAGTTAAATTAGACAAAACATCATTAGCCACGCCTAGCGAGCTGACTTCACGCAAAGCAGTATTAAGATTTTTTGCGGGTTCCAGCAAACGGTTTAACGCATAACCTGCACCAGCAACACCAGCA